TACGTCTTCGTAAACTCTGTAAAGCTGAGTTACCACACCCGAAGCTGCATGGAGAGGAATTCCTGCGAGGATCGGAATACCACTACCAATTGCAGCTACCGTTCCAAATGTCGCCCCAATGTACGATTCAATCAATTGCTTTCGCCGGGCACTTGTAAATGGCCCCTGTCGCAACCGAGCGAGAATTCTTGCTTGCCGTGTTGCAGTGTCAAGTGTCCCAGGATTTACAGGAAGCCCTACTTCTTTTTCCCACATATCCAGATAGACAGAAGCTGTCTCGACAAATCGCTCACGGTAAATAGTGAGCAACTGGTCTGCGGCATCCTGCATCTGATCCGAAAATACCTTTCGGAAAATCCCAGCGACTGAATCCTGATTCTCTGGAAAAAGCCCAGGCGGGGATTCGTCTAGGAAATTTAGTTCAGCTTCGGTTGCGGGTACTTCAGCCATTAGGTAATTGTAATTGTGCCCGGAATCCTCTTGGTATCCGAGGCGGTTGTTTGATTGCTTGCCGGTACAGAGACAGTCAGATCGAGAACGCCGGTCAATCCCACCACGGCGTCAATAATTCCAGTGATGTAAAGAGTGCCGCCAACATCGAGGCCGTTAATGTAATCCTTGATCGCCTGGCTCACCGCCGGGTCAACATCGGTATGGGTGTAGCCCGAGGCCAGCGTGAGCGCGACCGTTACATTCGTAGACTGCTGAGTAAAGGTTGTGACGTGAATTGTAATATTCGTGAAGTCGTAGCTCGCAAGCAAATCCTGTACGGCCTGAATCACGCTCGCACCAGGGACAGTTCCGTTTGGCCCTGAAATTCTGACCGTTGTGTGACCATTCGCCGGAGTCGTGATATTCAGGTTTGAAAATACCGTGGCCGTCTCGACACCCTCGACCGACTCAGCCCACGTCTTCAGGTCTGCGGGAGAGCCTGTCTGCGGGCTTCTAATGCGTCCTAAGAGCCTCTGGCGGAAGTCCTCGGTATCTTCAGGGTCTGTGCCTCCTGTGAACGCAGCGGGGTTCGTAACGTCTGTGAGTCCGGTAGGCGCATTTGTCAAATCTGTAATTGTATTAGGCGCTGCATTGCCGTCCAATCCTGGCTCTTCAGCAGCAGCCGCGAGAACTAGTGTGTTATCGGTTCTCACTGTCGGCAAAAGTGCATTAGCGGCCACGGTTGCATCTGCCACGCCATCTGTAAATGTGGTCGTAGTGTTGTCCGCAATATCCGTGACCATTCTGTAATCCCCGGTGCCACCCTTCTGCCTGTAAATTCTGCGCCCCACCGTGCCAGCGCCACCAAGAGGAATTGCAGTTAGGTTCGCTTTTTGGTTTGCGAGCACAACTGCATTTGAATCCACGCTCCCTGTGTTTTCACCGCCTGCCGTGTAAAAAGTCACCCTGTAAACATAGGTGCCGGTCTGACCCGTTGCTGCTCCTACAGCGGCGGTAGGTGCAGTCGGTGTTCCGGCATTTGGAATTGTCCCATCAATTGTAGTAATGAAATAAATCGGATCAACACCAGTGCCAGGATCGTAGGCTACCTCTGCATTAAACGGAATGTATGTCCCAGGGTTTCCTGTAAATTTCAAGTTGCCTGTCGAAGCGAGGCCATCCTTAAATGCAACACCGTACTGCTCGCCGTGAAGTCTGAGCGCAGTTTGACTTGCAGTCTGAGCGAACAAATCTTCAAGCAGCAACTGATTAGCCAGAAATACATTTTCAAACTGTCCAGATTGAATATCTGTGAGAATTCGAATGATGCCATCTTCACCCGTGTAAGCATCCGGCACCAACGAGACAAGCTCATCCAGCATTGCCTCAAGAATCTGGACTCTCGTTTTGTAAAAATCAGTTTCAGTAATTGGCATAAAGGCTCCTAAAGCTGAACGGCCACAATACTTTCCTCTTGCTGCTCATCGGTTGCCAGGAATGGAGCTTCCTCACCGGCAATATTTACAAAGTACCCGACCTTAATAGACAAGATCGAGGATCGAGTGTTTTCATCAGGTGAAGTTACTTCCACACTTGTAATTGTCACATCATCCATGCCGTCCAGGGCTTCATGCACAAAAGCAGTTACCTCAGTCATTGCACTTTCGGAAGCTCGACCAAGAACAAGGTCAAGCCTGCTACCCAATTTCTTTTCAACATCGAATACCCAAGTGCCTCGCCTAATTTTCAAACGAGTCTTAATCCGCTGGTCATACATGGCCCGTCCGCTAACACCCAGCAAATCTCGGTTGGCTGCAAATACCAAATCATTTGTCGGGCCTAGCGCAAGATCATAACTCATGCTTCATCCAATGTTGTTTGAATGTAATTTTCACTTTGAAGTTTCCCTAGGCAACGAGGGAGTCGTTTAGTTCCGCGCTCCAAAGCGACTAGGACTGTATCGCCAACTTCAGGAACAGAAATAGAAATTTTTGCTTTCTTTTCAGTGAGAGGCGCACCAGTAACTTTAATGATGTACGCCATGAGAACGTAAGGGGGCAAATTGTTATGCGCCGATGATGCATTTACCGCTCCACCCTGTACGCCTTTAACTAGATTTGGAAAAACTGATGAATCGACTGACGTTGCATGCCGCGCTGCGCGGTCTGACAAATCAGCAGCGGTCGCCCCACTTCCCATTTCCGCATAATGCACATGGTCACGAATTGCAGTTTCACCAGGAGTCAGCAAATGCGTTGCTTCGCCACCTGTAGTTCCTACGTCTGAAAGATCGCCCGCTGCCTGTCCATAAATGAATTTAGACCGCATATCTGGCAACGTGAAATGTGTTGCATCCACTGATCCGTACCTAGTTCCAATTTCATTAAAAAGATCAGGGTAGTCTGTTCGCAAGAGAGAAGTACCAATTGCAAGCATGTAAGCTTCAGGAATCCTCACACCTGAAATTGTCTTTATCGTACCGACAATATCAGCAGTGTCGTAATATTTCATTTCCAGATCGAATGTAAAAACAGGAATAGGCTGGTCGCCCAATTCAGCAACCCAAACCAGGCTATTAACAGGATCGTTCTTGATTACTTTAGAAGTCAGAAAGCTCTCGCCCTTTTTATCCACACGAGATTCAATTGCCGCATAAATACTTTCAAAGTCGGCGCTAGTAAGCATTATTTCCTCGGATCGCCACCAGGAATGTAATGAAATGGAGTGCCCTTTTGCACAGCGAAGTGAAGATGAGGTACGCCATTTGCCACACCACTGTAGCCAATATGTTGTCCGGCCTTAATTCTCATTCCTTGATGCCCGGAATTTTTAATGACTGGCGCTAAATCGTTTAGGTGTGCGTAATAGCTCGACTGCTCACGGCCAATTATATTTACTCGATTGCCTGCAAGCTGTCCACTAGGGGAAGGATTTGAAACGATGCGACCTGACCCTGGAAGGATTCCATAATTTCCAAGCGTACCATCATGCACCGCATAGACCGGAGTTCCCTTTTTAGTTGTAATATCAGTGGCATTGTCTGACTGCCAATTTCCAAAATCCCTATGTGTACCAACATAGGGATAGCCAATAATGTTTGACTGGTAAGGAAATCCTTTTCCTAGTGGCCCTGAGCCTACAGGCTGTTGCTGCCCGGCCTGAGCGGCACCTTGCTTTCGAGCTTGCGCCGCAGTCTGCCACGCCGTCTCGACCTGTTGCAAATACCCAGGGTTTTTCAAAACCTTGGCTTTTACCGAGCGCATATACACTTCGGCTGCCGGGCCAGAACCATTGTAAGCCCTAACGCCGATCCAGATATTTTCATCCTTCGGTGGGATGCCAGCCAATTTCCCCGCAAATGCTCTAGCTCCTGCCATGATATTCCACTGAGCATGCCAGCGGCCACCGTACCACTGGTCATGGAAATTAGGCTTGTGAAGATCGTCAGCCCAGTGTTTAAAGCTGTCACTGTATAGCTGCATCGGGCCGACAGCCTTTGAAGGATTTTCATTTCTGAAGAAATTCTTCCATTGCTGTACGGTCATGCCGTGAGAAACAATCGGATCATCGGGATAATCTCGATGAGCCTTAAATTCAAACCACTCTGTACCGCTACCTCCCGAAATCACATTGCTGAAATGTGTTTCCTGATCGCAAATTCCAAGTAGGCAAGCAAGGAAGAGGTTGAAATCCCACGCGCCACTGTATTTCCTTGCGGCATTAATAAACCAGTCGCCCCACTGATGGCTTCCAGTGGCAAGATTTACACCCGCAGGATGCGCAGGGTCACGCGTTGGCGGATATGCGAGCTTGGGATCGGCAGGTACACGTCTCGATGCAGCAAATTGTTTTTCGCGCAAACGGACTTCCTGCACAAATCCATTGTCGCCAGCCTCGATGCGAGAACCGACTACAAAAAATTCTCTGTCAATAGTGCCTGGAATTCTGAGACGAGCAATTCGATTCTGTCGAATCAAATACTGAGGGTCAGGAATTACAACCTTGATTTCAAGCTCGCCTACTTTGGACTCAAACAATTCTTCCCAAGCATGACGGACTGCGGCTTTCTGATTCTGCACTGTCGCATCGTCAACAATTTTCAAAGGCTTCTTAATCCAGTGCTTCGTCATGGGATCAGCAGCTTTGCCAATAAATCCTACGTCGCCCTTATGGCCTTGCACCCAAACCTCATGCACTCGCCCGCGAACGTTCTTTGTGAAATCTGCATCTTCCACTGGAATGTATTTAGCCTGGACGCGAGCACTAGCCGACGAAGGTGGAACTCCAAAGAAGTAAGTAGGCGCATCAGTGTAATTTAGATCACCGGCATTCAGTGAACCATCTGCACCGGCCCACAGCCACATTTGATCCTTGCGCAAAATCCTGTACCAAAATTCCCAATACGTCTCAGAGCCGTCTGTGTATTCGCGCTTATAGACAGGAGTGTTC